AAGACCTAACACAGGTAAGACATCGTTCCATGCCAGCTTGATTGCCAGCCCCGGTGGGTTTGCACATCAGGGTGCTAACTGCATTGTGTTGTGTAATGAGGAAGGCTATCATCGTGTAGGTGCTAGATATCTAACTGCCGCAACAGGCATGACAATGCAGGAAATCAAAGCTAACCCAAGCAAGGCACGTGATTTGTATCAGCCAGTAAAGGAACGCATCAAGATTAAAGATGCCACTGGTCGTGACATGAATTGGGTGGAGTCAATATGCAAATCATATAAGCCTGACATTGTACTGCTTGACATGGGCGATAAGTTTGCAAAGGGTGGCTTCGCTAGACAAGATGAAGCACTAAAGGCTAACGCTATTCATGCTCGTCAGATTGCTAAACAGCATGAGTGTGCTGTATTTTACATGTCTCAGCTATCAGCAGATGCAGAGGGTAAGGTGTTACTTAACCAGAGTATGATGGAAGGCTCACGTACTGGTAAGGCAGCAGAGGCTGACCTTATGGTGTTGATTGCTAAGAACCCTGTAGTTGATGGGCAAGACGAAGAAGACACACAGCGTCACCTGAATGTTGTTAAGAATAAGCTGACAGGTTGGCATGGTGTAGTGCATTGTGAACTTGAGTATAAGACTGCTAGGTACACAGCATAATGACACAATTTGAATTATTCAAAGTTGTTGAAGAGGTTTGTGAAGATGGGCTTGTTTGTATCAAGTGTGATATCAGACAGCCTGTCACAAACTTTCAACAGATGTCATATACAAAGACAGGTGAAGCAGAGATAAAGCGTACCTGTCGTTCCTGTCAGAAAGGACACCGAAAGGTTATTGCTGAGTTAAGAAAGCAAAACTTATATCCACAAGATGCAGATTACAAATGCCCTATATGCCAGCGCACTATTGATGAAGTAAATAAGTATGGTCAAAAGTTACTAGGCACATGGGTTCTTGACCATTGCCACGAAACAAACACTTTTCGTGGATACATATGCAAACACTGCAATGATGGACTTGGTGGTTTTAGAGATGACTTGACAAGTGTTATTAATGCTGTTAGGTATCTTGAAAGACATAAGGAGAAGATTAATGAAACTAACACTTGATGTAGAAAACACAACAATCAAAAGAGATGGTAAATTACATCTTGACCCATTTGAACCAGAGAACTCACTGACTATGGTGGGTATGCTGTCTGATACAGGTGAAGAACGCATTGTAACATTTGACCATAGGGATGTTCCTGCTACACCTAATGGCTTCAATCTTGTACAGGAATGGTTAGACAAGACTACAGTACTTATCATGCACAATGCGGCACACGACTTGCTGTGGCTATGGGAGTCCGGCTTCACATATGATGGTGCAGTCTTTGATACAATGCTTGCAGAGTATGTTTTGCAGCGTGGTCAGAAGCTACCACTATCTCTTGAGGCTTGTGCTGAACGCTATGAGTTGGATACTAAGAAGCAGGACACTCTAAAGAATTACTTTAAGCAGGGCTACAATACACGTGAAATACCACATCATGAACTATGTGAATACCTTATTGCAGACCTACATGCCACACAGCAACTGTCTGATAGGTTGGTGTACCGTTTAAATACACCAGATGATGGTGGTCTGATGGGTACAGTATCACTAACCAATGAGATGGCAGTATGCTTGTCACGAATTTATCAGCGTGGATTTACCGTTGATAAAGATAAGTTAGAAGAGGTACGCAAAGAGTTTGAAAAAGAGAGAAGGGAACTAGAAGATGCATTACAGTCTCACGTTAGGAATCTTATGGGTGACAGTCGTATTAATCTTAATAGTCCAGAGCAGTTATCTTGGGTGATATATGGTAGAAAAGTAATTGATAAGACAGAGTGGGCAAGTAGAATTGACCCTTATATGTCTGATACAGACTTTCGTGACACAATAAGAGTAGGCACTAAGCGTCTATACAAGACTATTGCAAAGCAGTGTTCTGACTGTGATGGCACGGGTTACATAAGAAAAGTTAAGAAGGATGGTACACTATTTGCAAAGCCAAGCAGGTGTAAGACGTGTGATACAAGTGGCTTCTTGTTTATTGATACACCAGAGTTTGCAGGGTTAAAGTTCAAACCACCTTCAGCTAAATGGGCATCTGCAAATGGGTTTAGCACAAGTAAACAAAACCTTGAGATACTTGAAGGTGCAGCAAGGGCAAAGGGCATGGATGATGCAGTAGAGTTTCTATCTAAGGTGCGCAGACTAAGTGCCGTTGATACATATCTTTCATCTTTTGTTGACGGTATCTCAACACACACAAAGCAAGATGGTAAACTACATGTTAGATTACTACAGCACAGAACTGCTACTGGCAGACTATCTGGTGCTGACCCTAACATGCAGAACATGCCAAGAGGCGGTACATTTCCTGTTAAAAAGGTGTTTGTATCTAGGTTTAATGGTGGTAAGATACTAGAGGCTGACATGGCACAGCTAGAGTTTCGCACTGCCGCATTTTTATCACAAGATGGAGTAGCAATTGAAGAAGTATCTACTGGATTTGATGTACACTCATATACCGCTAAAGTTATTACTGATGCTGGTCAGCCTACGGATAGGCAGACTGCAAAAGCGCATACGTTTGCGCCACTATATGGAGCAACGGGATATGGCAGAACGCCAGCAGAAGCAGCGTACTACGAACACTTCAACGACAAATATACAGGAGTATCAGCTTGGCATACCAGATTGGCTAAAGAAGCTGTAAACGAACGTAAGATAAAGATACCTTCTGGTAGGGAATATGCCTTCCCAGATGTAGTAAGAAAGTCTAGCGGTAGAGTTTCACACTTTACACAGATAAAGAATTACCCTGTACAGGGATTTGCTACAGCAGATATTGTGCCTCTTGCATTGCTACACATTGATAAAAAACTTGACGGTATGCATTCATGTGTGGTAAATACAGTACACGACAGTATTGTTATTGATATTCATCCAGACGAAGAAAGGAAAGTAATTGACATAATAAATAACACAAACAGTGAGTTATCTGATTTAATTAACCTAAAGTGGGGAATTGACTTCAATGTACCGCTACTATTAGAATCAAAAATAGGAGATAATTGGCTTGACACAAAGGACGTATCCTGATATAACTATGAAACTTTCAAATAAGATAGGAGAAAATAAATGACACAATTAACAACCATTGATACGAATAACTTTGCTGCTATGGCAAAGACTATGGGCATCGCTGCTGAAGCTGATTCCAGTGGAACTAGCGGTTCGCTTGCACGTATGCGTATCAACCACACACCTATAATGGGGCAGACAGAAGTAAACGGTAAGATGGCTAATGTGGAAGTTATCTCTGGCGGCACATATCGCCTAGACATTCCAGATGGCCCAAGTTACTATGCAAATTCTGTAGTTATTCGCCCTTACCTACAACGCTTCATGTTAAAGCGTTTTGTTAAAGGTACTGATAAAACACCTAATAAGTTTATCAAAACTTTTATGACTGATGATGCCAAAATGGAATCAGACCTAAAGGATAACGAAGGTGGCTTTAACTGTGGTAAACCTGCAGGATACATCAAGGATTTCAAGGCGTTACCAGAGAAGATGCAGGACTTAATCAAACAGATTAAACGTGTTCGTGCAGTCTTTGGTACAGTAGACTTTATCAATCCTGTGAACGACAAGGGTGAAGATGTTGAGTTGGACACTACACCATTCATCTGGGAAATTGACAACCGTGATGCATTTAAGATTGTTGGAGACCCACTAACAAAGTTAGCTAAGATGAAGCGTCTTCCTGTTCAGCATACAATTACTGCTAACACAGAAGAACGCAAGTTACCTAATGGTAGTAGCTTTTACTTACCTGTTGTGTCACTGGACATTACAAATAGTCTTGGTCTTACAGACACAGAGCAAGAATTGTTTGCTGACTTCATGGGATGGGTAGATAACTACAATACATACATTGCTAATACATGGTCTGAAAAAGCTAACGCTAAAATGGAAGATGAAGATGTGGATATTGTAGACAACCTTGTTGACATTGAAATTGATGAAGATGAGGTAGCCTAATGAATCATCCTGCTGAACTGGCGTTGCATCAATACATGGAAGATGCAGTAGCCGGAAAAACAACTATATCTCCCGAAACTATTGAGCAAGTGGCATCTGATATAAAGGATGCCATGCAGCGTCAGTTTGGTAGTGATGGACGTAGTGGTGACTTTCGTTTACGTATGTCAAACATAGGTAGACCATCATGCCAATTGTGGTATGAAAAGAATAAACCAGAAGTAGCTACTCCTTTTCCTACTACATTCATAATGAACATGATGCTTGGTGACATCGTTGAAGCTGTGTTCAAGGGTCTACTAAAAGAAGCGGGTGTTAAATATGAAGATAGTAAAAAGGTTACTCTGGAGTTGTCTGATACTAACGTGTCTGGCACATATGATATTGTCATTGGGGATGCAGTTGACGATATTAAATCTGCTTCAAACTGGTCATACACAAACAAATTTGAGTCCTACGATACTCTGGCAAGCAATGACGGGTTTGGATATGTCGCACAACTTGCTGGATACGCAAAGGCTTCTGGTAAACAAGTTGGTGGTTGGTGGGTTGTAAACAAAGCCAACGGTGATTTTAAATATGTACCAGCGAAGTGGATGGATGTTGATAAAGAAATAGAGAAGGTAGAAGATACAGTAGCTAAACTAAAAGAGAATAAGTTTGAAAGGTGCTTTGAACCAGAACCTGAAAAGTTCAGAGGCAAAGAAACTGGCAATCTCGTACTAAATAAAAACTGCACCTTCTGTTCTTATAGATATGACTGCTGGCCTGAGATGAAGGAATTACCAGCCGTTAAATCTGCAGCAAAAGAACCTAAGATTGTTTCTTACATCAAACTTACAGAGGAATACGATGCCGCCTAACTTCAAACAGTTTAAGGCAGCACGTAAGTATGGGTATCGGTCAGGATTAGAAGTCAAAATATCTGACTATCTTAAAGAGTTACAGATTGACTTTGGTTATGAATGCATTAAGATAGAATGGGAAGACCTAGCCTACCGTACTTATACACCAGACTTTGTGCTACCAAATGGTATTATAATTGAGAGTAAAGGAATGTTCACTGCCGGAGATAGGCGCAAGCACTTAGCCATCAAACGGCAACATCCTAATCTTGATATAAGATTTGTCTTTGAGAATAGTAGACGAAAGCTACGTAAAGGTGCTAAGTCTACATACGGTGAGTGGTGTGACAAGTATGGCTTTAGATGCTATGACCGCATCATTCCAGAAGATTGGCTCAAAGAGAAAGGTAATAACAAACACCCTGCCTTCATTAAGTTTGGCGGTAACAAGATTAAGAGGAGAAAGTGAACATGGATAATATAGAGTATGACAAAATAGAACCGCAAGATTTCATTATAAGAGTTAGACCTTACTTAGATGAGGATAAGTGCTGGAATGGTGAGATTGATGTTGCTGTAGTTACGCAGCCAGAAAATAATCTTAACGATGATGACTATTTTCAGATGATGCATTTCTGTAAAATGTTAGCTTCATCAATACCAGTGATGGAACTAAATGAAGATTTCAGAGAATTAGTACATTCTTATGTAGTAAATGTTGTTGACAAAGAGTATGAAGTTGAGTTAGAAGATAAGCCAAAGGTTGTTGGTGAAGAAGGCAACGTAGTAAAGATTGACTTTGGTACAACAACAAAAGGCAATGCATAATGACTTCGTATTATAACATTATGAAACAGATAGAAAGTGGAAAAATGAATGTAGTTGATAACACAAAAGATGATATGGTTCATAGCCCACCACACTACAATCAAGCTGGTATTGAGTGTATTGATGCGATTGTAGCAGCTACAGGTGAAGGCTTTGAATACTACCTACAAGGTAACATTATGAAATACGTGTGGCGTTACCGTTATAAGAATGGTACTGAGGATTTAAAGAAAGCCCGTTGGTACTTAGATAAACTAATAAAAGAGGTAGAGGGCTGTTATGATGATAAGAGTTAAGATGTTCATAACTATGGATGTAGACCCAGAAGATTATCCTGTACCTGCCGATGAAAATGTATCAGAAGAGATAGAGGAAGGAATACAAGAATACTTCTATGATATAGAAGGAATACACATTAAAAACATTAGAACTATACAGGAGTAGACCCCATGTTAAGCAATCATTTACCTACAGACTATCAGAACTTCATTGCGTTATCACGATATGCACGATGGAAAGAAGATGAACAGAGGCGTGAGACTTGGACTGAAACAGTTTCACGTTACTTTGACTACTTGTCAGGGCATCTCAAGAAGAAGCACAACTACGTACTAGCAGATGAGTTACGTGTTGAACTTGAGACTGCAGTTCTTGACCAACATATTATGCCAAGCATGAGAGCCTTGATGACAGCAGGTCCAGCATTAGACCGTTGCCATGTCGGTGGATATAATTGTTCATACGTACCTATTGATAGCCCACGTGCATTTGATGAGACAATGTACATTCTTATGTGTGGTACAGGCGTAGGCTTCTCAGTAGAACGCCATCACGTTGAAAAGCTACCTATTGTGAACGAAGATATGCACCAGACTGATACAGTTATCAAGGTTGGTGACAGCCGCCCCGGTTGGGCTAAATCACTGCGGGAACTCATTGCCATGCTATATGCTGGTCAAATTCCTAAGTGGGATGTATCAGAAGTACGAGCCGCAGGTGCAAGGCTCAAGACATTCGGTGGTCGTGCCAGTGGCCCAGCCCCACTAGAAGAACTGTTTGAGTTTATCATTGATAAGTTCAAGGCATCAGCAGGTCGTAGGCTCTACCCCATTGAGTGCCACGATATCATGTGTAAGATTGGTGAGGTTGTAGTTGTCGGTGGGGTCAGACGCAGCGCACTCATCAGCCTATCAAACCTGAATGATGACCAGATGAGTCATGCTAAAGCAGGTATGTGGTGGGAAAACGAAGGACAACGTGCGCTTGCAAACAACAGCGTTGCCTACAAAGAGAAGCCGCAGATGGGTACGTTCATGCGTGAATGGCTGTCACTGTACGAGAGTAAGTCAGGTGAACGTGGCATCTTCAACCGTCAGTCTGCACAGAAGCAAGCAGCTAAGAATGGACGTAGGGATGCGGAACAAGATTTCGGATGTAATCCTTGTAGTGAAATTATATTACGTCCTTATCAGTTCTGTAACTTATCTGAGGTAGTTGTACGTGAAGCAGATACACCTGAAACACTAACAGAAAAGGTACGCTTGGCTACAATCTTGGGTACATTCCAATCTACTCTGACTGACTTTAAATATCTGCGTAGCATTTGGAAGAAGAATACAGAGGAAGAACGTCTGCTTGGTGTGTCTCTGACAGGTATAATGGATAATCTTTTAATGTCTGGTAAGTCCAGCGAAAAAGGTAAGAATATATCTGGACTGCTTGAATCGCTAAAGGAAGTAGCAGTGGTTTCTAATGCAACAATGGCAGAGCGACTTGGTATCCCACAGTCAGCAGCTATTACTTGCGTCAAGCCATCAGGCACAGTGTCACAGTTAGTGGACAGTGCATCAGGTATTCATGCTCGTCACAATCCATACTACATTCGTACTGTTCGTGGCGATAACAAAGACCCGCTGACACAGTTTATGATGTCACAAGGTATTCCTGCAGAGCCAGATGTAATGAAGCCAGATAGCACAACTGTGTTTAGCTTCCCAATGCAGTCACCCTCTAGTGCGGTAACACGTAATGACATGTCTGCCATTGAGCAGCTTGAGTTGTGGCTTGCGTACCAGCGTCATTGGTGTGAACACAAACCATCTGTCACTATCTCTGTGAAAGAGGAAGAGTGGATGGATGTAGGCTCATGGGTGTATGAACACTTTGATGAAGTGTCAGGCATTAGCTTCCTGCCATTCAGTGAGCATACGTACAAGCAAGCACCTTATCAGGATTGCACTGAGGAAGAGTACGAAGAGATGAAGGCACAGATGCCAGCATCAATTGATTGGTCTCAGTTGCAAGAGTTTGAGAAGGAAGACACTACCTCTGGTGGACGTGAGTTAGCATGTACTGCAGGTGTCTGTGAAGTTGTTGACTTGACAGCAGCATAATTAATACTACAGTGTTAATAAGTCTTATAAACAAGGCATAAGTAATACTAAAGTAGTATTAATGCTACAAAGATGTTGGTACTTTCTGTAGACCCTTTAAATTAAGAGGCCACTTATTGAGTGCCGCAGCACCAGTGGTAGGGATAGGCCGGGAAAGCTAAGAGAATGGATGTGAGACTGCCAACACATTATAAGGAGAGTGAGATGGAAGTAATACAATATGAGGAAAACGGAGATGGCTCTGTCACTTTACAGGTAACTATGGATACTGAAGAAAGCGCAAAGCTAATAGAGTTAGGGCTTTTAACGGCTCTTAAAAACTACATAGAAGACAAAGAAAAGGAAGAAAATGCTTGACGATACAGGACAGTTTACATTACTATGGTGGCAATGGTGGTTGCTTGCAATGGTAACACTAAACACCGCTTTGAATACTGTTGTGTTCTTTAAGCACAGATTTAAAGGATAAAGCAAATGACACTGGAACAGCAAGCTAAACAATGGATGAAGGAGAAATATAAAGACATGGAAATGAATGAATATCAACGCAAGTCAGTAGAGTTTGCTATCTATCCACACTCACATAGCATTCTATACCCTGCGCTTGGTCTCGCAGGTGAGGCAGGTGAGGTAGCAAACAAAGTGAAGAAGTTCATACGTGATGGGTATGACCAAGAGAACTTTGAGCAGAAGAAGATTGAACTGGCAGGTGAGATAGGGGATGTGCTATGGTACTGTGCTGCACTGGCACGTGACTTAGGCTTTGACCTGTCTGAGATTGCACAGGAGAATTACACCAAGTTATCTGACAGAGCAAGTAGGGGTAAGATAGGTGGTGATGGAGATAATAGGTAGGACATAAAAAGAGGGGGCTTAATTGCCCCCTTTAGTTTATCTATTTGCTTTTAGCCTGTTGTATTGTTCTATCGCATACTCCCAAGCATCATCTTGTTTTATTGTTCTTCCATCATTTTCATGCTTATATGTCTCCTCAATCAAAAGCCTATCTGCTGCAGAGACTTTATTAAGGTATGCTACCATGCTTCTTCTTTTTATTTCTTCTTTAGGAAGACCGGAATCAATTCCTTGCTCATCTAAAACTAAGTTTCGTGCTTCATTTCTTAGGTTACGTATATACTCTTTTAATTTCTGTCTTTTTATTTTATCAGAACCCAGACCATTATAATAATCTCCAATAACAAATTCTGCCACTTGTTTTTCCATGTACCTTCCCATCTTACCCCGTGCTTCATTGGTAAGAGGTCTGTCCATTTTTATTAGTCTAGGACTAAGTTCATAATATTCAAAGCGTAGCCTGTCTAATTCTTTCTCTACAACAGTTTTTTCTGCTCTTGGTGTCAGACCTGTAAGCTGCTTTATAAAAGGATTTACAGAACGTAATCCACCTGAACGTGTAGGTGATTCTAACTTTTCTCTAGTTGGACCTACACCAGTGTAGCCTAGCAACCCCTGCTGACCACTATCCCCCACTGTCTGTGGAAAAGAACGTGTAGCAACCTTCATCATGTAAGGTATTATTGCAACATCTGTATTATCTGTCACTTGTCTAAAATCTGGGTCAATAGTCGCTACCAAATCTTTCAAAACACCTGCACCAACTGTGTAGGTATTTAGATAATTACCCACAGCTTTAGACGCATCTTGCCAATTAATAGCATCTTCTATGCCGTTTTCAAGACCGTTAATTAGTACATCAACTGTACCATCAATAACGTCTAGTCCAGTTCCTGCACGTCCTTGTCCACCAGTAATGGCATTAACAAACTCTTTCGCTGAGTACGGAATACCTTCAGCTACTTTATCGTTATCATGCCAGTTAAAGAAGTTTTTTCTGTACATAAAGTCAGTAAACATAGCATATGCAGAGAACGGACCTAAAGAAGCCCTCATGTCAAATGACCCACGAGTTGTAGGGTCTAAATATTCATATGGGCCTGTTGTCTCATCGCCAAATTGACTACGAATAGCAGCAAATGTTCCAAGTAAAGTTAGTCCAGTTAACTGTTTACCTGCTCTATCACTAAAAGATGACTTGTTTAATACACCACCAAAATCAAACATTCCAAGTACTGGTGCATGTTCATAAACAAATCTAAACTGGTTAATCATATAACGAGGAAAAGGTACTACAAGTGAACCACCAGTACTCTGACCAAACTGAATAAACGCATCTGCAAAGGTATTAAAGCCGCCTTCTTTACCCTTAAACTTACCTGTCTGATAAGTAAAGTCTAATGCAGCGTTCATTGAATCTTTTAGATTTTCAGTGGGTATTTGTCCAAAGTTACCTTCTCTTAACATATCAGCAAGTCTTTTTTCTCCGTTTGATGAGGCCATAACTGCCTTATCTAGTTCACGTGCAAATATAGCACGTTTGAACATATTATCTGACATTGTGTTAAGAGTATTTAACTTACGTGCTATAGCTAGTGCGCCTCTTTCCGCACCCATCTGCTCACCAACATCACCCATTTCTCTGAATAATTCTTTAGTGATACCTGTAGCACCAAACCTTTTATCTGACATAAGACGTGTTAGTGCGGTTGTTGTTGCGGTATTCATACCAAGAACCAAATCTTTCAAAAGAATTGAGTCCAAAGCAACACGCATCTGTGCCTTGCCTAATTTTACATCTTTAATTGCGTTTTCTTTTATTTTTTGGCCTGAAGCACCTATAATTTTTTGTATATTACCCTTTGAATAATTTATCAAACCAGAACCTAGATTGTCCAAAGCGTAAACATAGTTTCTCATGTAACCGTTTGTTGTATTTCTGACTGTCGTTGCTGCCTGTATAGTCATCATGCCTACACGTGCTTTATTTAAGTTTTGAAAAGCACCACTTACATCACGTATTCCCTGTATCTTGCTATCTTCTGCAAGTTTTCTATATGCCTTACTTGTAAAGTCACCCATGTCTAAAAGGGCATCATCAATCTCATTTAATTCTAGCTTAACTGTGTTTACAAGTTCTTTAGCAGTTCTTTGACCACGTAATACTCTACCAGCACGACTAACTTCTTCTGCTATAACTGCAGCACTATCTGCATACATGACAGTGCCTAATTGCTCTGACGTTACGCCATGCTCATCCATAATCTGTTTAAGTGTAGCTTTATCAATTACATTTTCTCTAATGCCACGGGCAACACGAGATGTAAATCTTTCTTGCAAGTCTTCCGCAGTTCCAGCTACTATACGTTCAGTTGTACTGCCTTCCTTGTATCTAGGTGGTATTAAATGAAACACCCTAGCACCAGCAGCAGAAATGTTTTGTATAAGTTTTTCATCAATGCCGGGAAGTAAATCTTTATCCCCTGCTTGTTCTGCAAGTTTTTCTTTTAATTCTTTACCAGCAGCAAGCTCTTCAGGAATAGTATCTTTTAATGCAAGTTTATCTGCTTTAATTGTATCTAACATTTTATTGGCAGTATCAGCAATCTGCTTATCTTTTTTAGATGCCTTTTTACCTACCTTGAGTACTTTTTTAGTTATTTCATGTCCTGCTTCCACAATAGCTATATCATCTTTTGTGGTAGCTTTTACTATTTCTTCAGCTTGAAATGAACGCAAAGCAGATTGTGTTCCAGTAACACCACCAAGAACACCGCCAGTAACAGTAGCTATAGCACCTGCAGTGCCTACTGCAAGTGGGTCAATATCTTCTTTTATCCCTGTTTCAACACGAGTCTGTTCTTGTGCTAATACTGTACCTGCAGCAACAGGTGCTTCAATAGCTGCTGCTTTTGCGGCAGTTCTAATACCACCACGCTTAATAGCTTCACGAATACCAAACTTTAAACCTTGTTGTGCAGCAAGCTGTCCAGCTTTAGCAGCACCACCAGTAAAAACACCAGCATATGTAGAAGGGGCAGTAAACACACCTCCTAAGTAATCTCCTGCAGCAGACCAACCTAAGTCACTATCCATGCGGTCAAAGGTATCCATTAGTCTACCCATCCTCTGACGAGCCTCATCATCAGATTCTTGTGCATATGCCATGTCTTTAAGTGCAGTAACTTCGTTTACATTTTGAACACGAAAATGTTCCATGTAAGCGTCATACACTTTTTTTTGTGTGTCTAATTCTTCCGCTTTATATCCACCCCTATCTATTAGAAAAGAGGATGCATCATCAATAAAATCTTCATCTTTTATTAATGTGTCTTTATTAAGAAACTTATCATCATATTCATGATATAAAGGTATAGACATTTAGAACCCTTCTGGTCTTACATACCCCGGAATTTCTCTTTTTAATTTAGCTATAATAGCTTCAGCTTTAGCAGAACCCGGTTGTTGTTTCATCAATTCTTGTTCTAAATCAGAGGTAGTTATTATAGAACTTGGTTGGGTTTCATCTGCAGTAGCACCTGAACCAGCAACAACATTAGCTACATCTGCAGTATCAGCATCTGTATATTCATTGAAAAATACATTTTCATTATCCATCTCTATTCTTGCTGGCATGTTTTCAGTAGCAGGAATAAAAACGACATTCTTGTTTTTTGCTATTGCTTCCTTTACGGTTTTTAGCCCTTGAGCATACGAACCTATACCATTAGCTACTACAAAATCTGAAAGTACATTCATTACATAGCCAGATTTTTTTAGGTATTCTTCTTTTTTACTGGTTTCAATCTCTTCTGATATTAAAAAACCTTCGTCTGTAAGAGTACCCTTTAATTTAAATCTTTGTGCAATAGCACCATCCAACAACTTAGAAGTAGCATTAACTTCTCCTATAGTCATCTTCTTCTTTTCACCCACTTGAGATATAAGATACAAAGCATCTGATTCTGTTTTAAGGGCGGCTGCCTCTTCTTTTTTACCTTGTGCAAGTAGGTTTGCAGACACTCTTCGTAATCTAACTGATTCATCTTTTGGATTTGCAAGCCTTCCAAGCATATAAGGTTTTAAAGAACCTTTTAATGCAGGTGGAATAGACTCAATAGCTTCGTCTGCGTCTGCAACTGCAATACCTAATTCTTCTAATTCTGCATCTGAAGTTGCTCTTAGATTTGCCATACGTGATTCTGGTGTAGAAAACATTTTTGCAAAACCAACTGCAGGGTCTCCTGATATTTTTGGGATTGTAGACACAGGAGCATTATGCTTAATTAACTCGTCAAGAGTAATACCTCTACCAGTTCTCTGCGCCAATCCTATTTGGTCTAAAGGCTTTAAACCCAAAGACTGACTGTCTGAATATAATTTATTTGCAACATTTTGTGCTTCTGCAAAACCAAAGTTGTTTATAAGATATTGAACACCATCTTCACTACCAACCTTACCTACCATATCTTCAATTGTTTGCTTAGTTTCCTTATATGCTTTTTTGTTTTCCTCATCTATAGCATAAGACCTTTGCGCACGTAGTTCTGCTTTACGTAAAGCATTGTCACGTGTTGCTTCCATATCTCTGTCTATTTCTTCTGATACTTTATTAGCCAGACCCGTAATAAAACCCCTACCAAAAGCACCCATTTAACTTCTCCTTGCCATCAAACCAGTAGGCTCTTCTTCGGTTTTTTCTTTTATCTCTGGCTCTACTACCTGCTGTTGTTTAGGTTGTTTATCTTTTTCTCTACGCTCTTTTCTAAAGTCTGAAATAGCTTTATTAACTGTAGCTGTTGACGGGCCTTCTTGGTCTTCTAGTCCAGTAGTGTATTCTATACCATTAGAATCGGCAATAAGCATAATAAATTCCATTAATATAGGAGCAACTAAAATACCCACATCAATTGTATGAACACCTTCCATAACACTAGTTTGTATAATGGTATCGGATATCACGGTTACAGGAACATCCATACCCAAAACGTCAAGAAGTTGACTTTCAAAAACGTCAGTTGACATACGCTCAAGATAATAGTCTATAGTATCATCTACTGTACTATAACGTGATGGAGACTGCCACGGTCTAGCACCTAACTCGTGAGTCAGAGATATACCAGATACAGGTGCATCAAATGTGGGTTCATTTTTTAGCATTATTTAATTCCTGTCGTTTTTTTCTAAGAGCATCAAAAACAACGTATGCTGTCATAGCAGGTTTATTTTCTTTACTTTCCGTCTTTGCCATTTTTCTTTCTGGCTTCTGTAAAAGACCAGTATTATTTTCAACTTCTTTAACAACAGTTTGTTGCTTTGGCATAGAGTAATAAGACATTCTTGATAATTCATTTTCCATAGCTAATATATTACTCCTTATTATAACCCAAAACTACCTTTAATATATGCACTGCCTAAACTTCCAACTAAACTACCTAATGCTGAACCAGCCGCAGAAGAGGATTGTTCTTTAGCTACATCTGCTCGTGTTTGTGCGTCAAGATTTGCAATAGCTAAATTATTAATTCTTTCTAACTCACTTTCCGCAGATTCCCAAGCCCATTCCATTGTATCAGCATAATAATTCCAGAGATTGTCATAAGCCGTTTTACCTATATCTAAAATAGCACTTGCATTAAGTTCGTTGGCACGATTAATTGCAGCAGTATCGGCAGTAGCAATTTCTCTTCTCCACTGTGCATTTGCTTGTGCAATAACAAGTTGGTTCTGCGCATTAAACTGGTCACGCTGATTGTTTAGTTCTGCATTAAATCTTTCAACTGTATTTGCTTGACCTGCATTAAACTGCGCCTGTGCATTTTGTTGTGAAGCATTAAACTGAGATACTTGAGATGCTAAATTAGCAAAGAACTGGTCTGTTTGATTTTGTGAACTAGCGTTGAACTGACGTGCGGCATTCTGTTCGGATTGGTCAGTAAATAGTGACTGAACACGTTGCTGTGCTTTAAATAAATCAGTCTGCTGTCTATTAGAAAGATTAGCCATATCAATCTGCAAAAAGCTTTTAGCATTTTGTACAGCAGATTGTTGACGATTATTTAAGTTTTGTGTGTCTAACTGAGATAACGCAGCAGCCTCTGCCATTACAAGAGCCTGTCTATTATTAAGGTTTGCAAGGTTCATTGAATTAGCAATACGGCTATTCTCTAGTGCTACCTGCTGTTCAGCAGTAAAATTCTGATTAGCTATATCACTAATCTTTGATGCGTTCATTACCTTTGCTTGAAACTTTTGGTCAAACTCTTGACCTAAAAACTTAGCGCGTTGTTCTGCTGCAAGCATAGCAGATTGCTGACGGTTTGACAAGTTTTGTTGTTCAAAAGATGCGGTAACACTTGCATCTGCTTGTGCAATAGGCAGTGCGCTTTCCATTGCAGCTTGTATCATAGCCTGACCAGCTAACGATGAAGCACCCAAGCCACGTGAAGCCATAGCACCCATTGCATTACGCATAGCACCAGCAGCCCATGCAGGTGTCTGACCACCCTGAAACTGTATCATCAAGTCTGATAACTGACCCTGTACAGTTGCCTGTTTACTTGGCTGTGCTGATGCAGCGGCAGCTTGTGTCTGTGCTGTAACCTGCGCAGCTTTAGTGGCATCTACACCTGTACCACTGATAAGTTCACCAGCCTGTATCTGACGCTGCTGTGGGTTATTCATTAAAATAGCATTGCCCTGTGCAGCTTGCAGATTACCTACAGAAGAAGCAGTTTGCTGTGCAGCAGTTACTTGCGCACGAGGGTCTTGAGGATTAGCTTGAGCAGCCTGTGTAGCATTCATAGCTGCGTCAACAGCAGGTGCTACTTGAACCGCTTGTGTTTGAGATGCTATGGATTGCTGTGCAGGAGTAGCAGTTGCTGTTGACGCCATAGCAGTAGGAACAGCTACTTGCCCTATTAATTCACCAGTTCCTTGTTGCAAATCTTGAGTTGCAGACATAGGTATTGTAGCAGCCTGTGTTACACCACCAATAGGTAAAGCAGGGTTAAACATACGTTGTGTTGTAGTATCACCAATGTTTAAATTAGTAGGGGTTGCAGTGGTTGTAGGAGTTGCAGATGCACCAGTACCAGTTGTACCCGTTGTACCAGTACCACCGCTACCTGCTACATTAACATTACCTGCAGTAAATGGTGGGAACTGAGAGCCTGAAGCAGATGTAGATGTAGATGTAGTGCCGCCCGGTGCAAACTTTTTAACTGCACCACCTTTAGCCATCTGCATAGCCTGTTGTTGGTATTGCTGCATGGTCTGCTGTTTAATAGGGTCTTGTGCAAGGAACTGATTAAACCCATCCATGCTACCCTGATAGCCCATAGAACGTGCTATCTTCTCCATGCCACTAGGTTTAAATGCTTTGAACTGCATCATGATTATTTATCCTTGTACAAATTCCAAAGTTTCCACGACACGTATATAATGGACAGCACCCCAAACACAAGTGCTACCCACTGGTTTAAGGCTGGCAACCAAAGTGGCGCAGAGACACCGCCTGTCGCTATGAGCAAATCATCTGGCTTCATTAGTCTGCATCCTGTATTGTAACGAAGTGCCTCTCTGCGCCACGGCAAACTGACCGTTAATCAGGGCATTAGCACCTGTCAGGCCACCAGCATCAGCACTGCCAGCTAAATCTGCAAAGTCTCTTGCTCTACTCATTTCTTATACCCCATTAGGCCAATTATTAATTGGTGCATTACCAGTAGGCACACCATCTGCATCTACAGGTGCATCCCACAAAGCAAGGAAAGCATCATGGTCTGCAGCAGCATCTATAGCCGCTTCAATTGTATTACTCGCAGTGCGAACACTTGCTCTGTAATCTAAGGTTGCTTGGTCAACTGAGTAACTAGATACCTCTGCAGCTTTAACAATCTTCCAATCAGTAGGTGTTAACAGTCCTGATGCTATAGTCTTAGTGTTTTCTTTCCAAACTGACTTCAGACCTTTTGTTACTAGCTGAGTGCCACCAATATCTAAGATAGGATTACCATCACTATCTACTTCATTCACATCATCCAATGCTTTAGGTGTGTTTGCATCCCAGAAGAAACGATTGTCATACACAGCAGGTGGGTTAGTCCATGTTAAACCAGCAGCAGTTTTCTCTGCATCTGTAGTACTGTTCCACCAAGCTGGCATGTAGGATTTACCATCATTATCCTTCCATGCTGTTCCTGTACGAATTGTTTTATTGTTGTATTTCCACGCCATGTCTTATCCTATCGTGCGTTTGCTCTAGTAAATGCGGCTTCTGCTACTGCATAAAAAAGGTAATTTTCACTACCCGCATTTGATGCCCCATTGGATGTTCTTAATTTAAATCCGTTTGCAAAAAAGTCTACTTCAAGAAAACCTGTTATTGATTCCTCTGCCGCATCGGCATTTGGAAATAAATTTTTATCAACGACATTTACTGAGTCTCTTTTTGAATCAACCATAATCCAACCTGAATCAGTAGCACCAATTCTTTTCACAATCAAAAAAGACGGCCTAAACCCACAATGCACAAAGGGCAAGGAAGTTGAACCCGTGTATGAACCTATCTTGCTGTACCCTTCAACCGAATGGAAACAGTAGGCTATTTGTTTTGCGCCATAAACTCCAGAAGTAAACCCAGAACCCATAGTAAAAACAGAAGAGGTTGGAGATGTATTATCCCAAGTCGTAGAGTTTGCTGTTGCGCCAGCATCGTCATCTAATAAAAAATACGTTGTATTTCCCGTAGGTTCGGTATATACAGCCCAAGAAGCGGCAACATCTCTACTTTTTACAATTATCATTTCTGGCGCAGATGACAACCCATGCGCTACTGTTTTACTGCCAGTTGCTTCTAAGTCAAAACTAACTATAGAAAACCCTGCATCTTGATTCACACGGCCTGTGGATGCTAAATCTGCGCCATTTGTTCCAGCAGAATTACTAAATGCTGTATCAGCCAGCCAGTTCCATGCTACATAAGAATCCCCAGAGTTGTTCCATTCTGTTGTAGCTGTTCCGCCAGTATTAGTATTTGAAACAGTAAACCCATCTGAGTCAAAAGACCTAAACCAATCATTTGCGGAATCTGTGTTTTCTGAATTAGTTGCATTGGATACAAGATATCTAAAAGACCCACGCACTGAATCTTGCAATACATGACTAGCTATATCATTTCGTTTTTTAATCCATGTCCAATCAGGTTGGAAATTCACACCTGTAACAGAAAGCTGAGTATTGTTACCACTGTAAAGCACAGTATTAAAGTACTCATCTGGCGCAGTGATGGTAGGCGCAGGCAGATTGCTGGCTTTCAGCGCAAGAAAGCCCGAAGGTGGCGCATAGTAGAAGTCACCCACGCCATTGTCATCAGTGTTGCCCTGCGGTGTTTTAGTACCAGCGAAGGAACTGTCCTGACCGAAATTTAATATGTTGATGCCGCCAGAATAAACACCGCTTACTGGAAAAAACTCGCCAGACAAGCCTGAAAAAGCAGTACCCTGACTTACATTGTTTATGTAATATGTAAGAGTTCCAGCATCTAAATCTAATGCTACACCAACAATGTCGTTATTTGATAGAGCAGAAGCGTATGCTGTAGCTGTGTTATTGTTGTATATACTACCATTAGTAAGAAGCCCGTAACTGGTAGCGGTCTGTCCAGAATAATACCCTGCATCATTTACAACATTTCCTAAACCAATTTTTGCCAAACCAATCATAGTATAAATGGTTGAGTTGTTAAAATTGTCTACTTTAGTTTCGTAGTACCACTTACCAGAAGAAACAGAAAATGTGCCAGCCCCATTTGTCCAACCAGACGTTGTATCATAATGGCTAAGGTTTCCGTAACTTAACCCAGCCCCACTGTTGTAGGTGTAGTTAGGGTCTAAGGTGCAGAAGTTCCCACCCAATACTGGAGAATCACTTAATGGAGCAACATTTAAGGAAAAATTGTTTAAAGTAAAATCATTGCCGTTGCCGCTTGTGTCATCCCCTAAAGTGGTAAGGCTACTGGTATCTGCAAAGTTTAAGTAAAATCCGTTTGTACCAAAGGTTAGTCCTTGAATGTCTGCGTCAGACTTAGGCTTCCACAGTGTGTCCTGATACTTGCCAAAGCTGGTGGGGTCTAACTGCTGTCCATCAATTAAAGTTACGTTGGCTATGTAGCCGTCAAAGAAATAACCAGCAGAACCAGATGGATAAATAGCACCAACAGCATGAGCAAATGTGTCGTTAAAATACCAATCACCGTTTTGAACTAGGTCGGTTGTTGTTGAAAAAGATGTAATCTCTTCATTGTTAATATAAATTTTTATACGATTGGCGGCAGTTGCTTGCGTTGTGTCGGATGCAACCACAACGTGATACCAAGCAGACACATCACGAAACACGGCAGATGTTCTTCTGAATACAGTCGCTCCTTGCCCAACTTCCAAGGCTTGATGAGTTGTATTATATGCTATGTATGAGTTTAAAACGCCACTTAATGCTCCAAAAAGAGACATGTATGACGCAGACCCTAAAGTTCCACGTTTTACCCAGCAACTAAATGTCCAAGTCTTGGTGTTGCCAGACGATGCTGGTGTGCGTGACAGATATTGGCTTAAACTATCCTCAAAGCGCAGGGATTGGCCTTCTTCCACAAAAGGGTCTATAAAAAACTGTGATGAACCTAAAGGTGTTGACATTAAGAAAAAGCCTGTTGAATGTTACCAAGTAAAATGCGACCACTAGATACTACAATATACGGAACAACATCTGTTGTGCTTGCTGTTGTTGACAGGGTAATACCAGCAGCACCTGCTGTCTCATAATCTGTATCTAAAGCATCTAATGTTCTACTACCTGTTGCATCTTGAATGAACACAATAAAACCAGATTGACCTGCCGCTTCAGTAGATGGGTTAGATAAAGTAGTAATATCCCCACCCATAGTGATAATAAAGTTCTGATATGTATCAAAGTCTAATGTTAGTGTAGTATCAGATGAATGTGAAATAGACTGAGTGTTACCCTGCAATGCTTTATTATATGTAACGTCATCATCATAGCTTACAGCACCTGTATATGTGCCACCTGTTGATGGCACAGT